CATAGGTGCTCCAGTCGCCGGTAAGGCTGGCGCGGATTCCTGCGGTGATGCTGTAGCGGCCAGCGTCACGCTGGTTCATATCAATAGAGCTGTTGCCGCTGATCGGCTGAGCAGCAGGCGCCGTGGGGGTAGCAACCTGAACAGGCTGCTTGGCACGCTTGCCGATTTCAACCAGCACTTGAGACATAGCATCTTCCTTGGAAGCGCCAGATTCAATCAGGGATTGGGACAGGTCAACGCTGTGATCACGGCAAAGTGCAGTGATTGAGGCAACGCGGGCACGCTCTTCGGCAGCAGCCTGAGCCCGCACCTCCGCGAGGTTGGGGGTGTTGTCTTCCATGGTGATAGGGGAAGGGACGGGTGTTGCGGCGTTTACCGCGTTGTCAGTGGTCAGACTTCTGCCAATCCCAATTGAGGGGTCAGCAGGGATGGAGACAACGCTCACCTCATGGGGCTGCCATTGGGTGATAACAATGTTGTCTCCGCGCTCCTCAGCCGTGTCAATTGAATAGCCAACGGAGATGTTGCGCAGAACGCCATCCCTTACGTCGGCCAGCACTTCTTCAGCAAATGAATTGCGGCTGAAACGCACAAGCGCACGCGCTCTGCGGTTTACGCCATCAATCCATGCACGTTCCACCACCCCAATCACGCGGTCAGGGTCGTGGTTGAACAGCACCGGGGCGCCATCATTCATGCGGCCCAGGTCAACAGCGCTGGAATCGTGGCTCAACACCTCGTTTCCAAACCACCGTTTCACCGGGGCCTCGCTGGAGAAGCTGAACTCCACAGTCCGCTCGTCTTCCTGCGCAGCAAACTGAGCCGGTTCAAACCGAGTCAGCTCTTTGCCAGCAAGTTCACGCTGGAAGTCCATATCTCTCCGGCTGGTCTAGCAGCAGGCTATGGAGCTAGTTCTTCTGCCATATCTTCAACTGAATCATCAGCGCCTGATTCATCCTCTAGCGGTTGATTGGTTGAGTTGCCAGGCGCCATTGGATCAAACGGCTGCGCCATTCCGCCTGCTGCCACCTGGCCAGGGTTCACGTCAAACACCAGATCCAGTTCATTGGTCTGCTCAATCTCAGAGGCACGCGCAGCAATCAACTCTTGGAAGTCGCCGCCGCGAGTCATCACCACCTCTGCTTGGGTCATGAAGCCGTTACGCACTGCATCGCGGTAGGCCTTACCTTCCTTCTCTGGGTCAACCCATTCCCAGCCACGCGGCACCCAATTGATCTCCTGGTAACGCTCGCGCTCCTGCTCATATGCAGGCAATGGCAGGGTGCCAACTTTTACCGCTGCATCAAGCCAGGCCTCAAAGATTGGGGTATGCAGGCTGCTGATCAGATATTGCTGGAGCGCTTTCCAGTTCTCGCGGTCCTCGAGCAGACTTAGCCGGCTGCTGCTGTAGTTGCTCTGGCTGAAGTCGCGGCTGATGGTTTCGTAGCTGACGCCAAGGCCAGCCGCCATGGCGCGCAGCATCGCCCGCACAAAGGGTTCAAATTGCCCGTCTGGTGCATCCAGTGATGGCACTGTGACGCTCTCGCCAGGTGCCAGATACTTGAAAGTGCCAGGCTCAAACTGGCTCACCCGGTCGCCGTCGTAAACGTCATCGCCAATCAGCTCACCTTCAGGGCTGGTGACAAATCCCATCAGGCTGCTGCTGGCCCTGGCTCGTACCACTTCAGCCTCTTCATATCCAGCCAGGTGATGCAGCCGCTTGATAGCTGAGGCAAACCAGGTCACCCCACGGGTTTGATGCGGGCGCTCCTGCACCATCAAGTGCAGTACATCTTCAGCGGGAACAATGACGTGCTGCCGCGTTACCGGCGTGCTGCGATTTTCGCCGGGGTGTCTGGTGTGGAAGGCATAGGCCAGCGGGCGCCCCCATTCATCCACCCGCACGCCGAGCTTCCACTCTTCGCCTTGGCCCATGTAGCCATCCTTTTTCTCATCCAGCAGATCGGCCTCGATCACCTCAAGCGCCAAGGGGATGGATGAGCCGCCAAACGGTTGACGCACCAGGCGGATAAACACCTCACCGCTCTCAGCCATGGCACCAATTGCCAAGCGCTGAATTTCATGGAAGCTCAGCCGGCCACCCGTGTGGCAAGTGTTCGCCCTGCCCCAGCGCCTCCAGGCGCTTTCAATCATGTCGTTGATGCGCTGGTCAGGCTTGCCGCCGCGCCGCATCTTGACCTGCGCCTGCATCCTGATTCCGGTGCCAACCACGTTGTTGCGCACTGCGCGCACCGCTTGGCGGGCATAGTCGCTATCGCGCACCAGCTGCCGCGCACGGTTGCGCAGACGGATCATGCTGCTGCCGATCTCAGCATCAGCAGACGTAGAGCTAGTTACCCAGTCAGCCGTTAGGCGGTTGATCTTGGCGCCTTCATACATGCGCCGCCGTGGCGCTGCCACCTCTGTCTTTGCTGCTGCTGGTGCTCTGCGTCGTGCCATCAGCCGAACCTCACAAACATTGTGCCGGGGTTACCCAGGCCGGCGGCCACCTTCTCTGCAGCACGCTCACGGTTCACTTCAGCCTTGAGCTTTGACTCCAGCGCCAGTAGGTCTTCCATTCGCATCTTGGTGATTGCCCTGGAGCCGATGCTGTATTGCTGCACTGCACCGCCAGAGATGATCGAGCGGATTGCGCCCTGCACTGCCTCTAGGTCTTTCTCTGCTTGGGTGCGGCCATCAAATGCACCAGCTGATCCGGTATACGAAAGGCTGGCTTTAACGGCAAAGGTGCCGGCGCCCAAGGTGAGCTTGTCGCCGCCAGAGGTGGCCAGCGCTTGCCAGTACCAGGTGGCTGCGTCAAAGCCTGCAGAGGTGGCGGCGCTCACCGTGAAGTCCCACCCGCCATCAGCGCGGGCAGATCCCACCACTGTTGCCGCTTCACTGGCAGCGTTGAAGCGCAGGTAATAGGTCAGCGTCCAGCTGGTGCTGGTCACTGCATTGCCAAGCGTGTCAGTGCCGCTGGCATCAATCCAGCTCACCGTATCCCCGGCCTGAATTGTGGATGGGATCTGCATAGCTGCAGGCTATGGATTGCTACCAGCCACTTACGAAGCTTTGGCCTGGGGTTGCGGGGGCTTGCTTGGCTTTGGCTCCACCTTCGCCTGTCTTCTTCTCCAGCTGATCCCAGATCGTGCGGCGATCAAACCGCCTGTAAATCAGATGCAGACCTGCATAGGCATAGACAGCCGTATCCAGCGCCTCGTTCCTGGCGTTGGTTGCCTTGACATATTCACTGCTAGGCATTCCATTGCGGCTGTATCTGGTCACCTTGCGCTCAGCAGTCAGCTGCTCAAAGAACTCAGGCGTTGCCGCTTTGCCAAAATGAAGGAAGCCTGGCCCTGGTTCATTGAACCGCAGCCGGCCAAACAGCGTGTCCTTGATCGTGTCTGTGCCAACGCTGAACACACTGGCGCCGCGCTTCAGAATGCGGCCCTTGAGGCTTAAATCCACCTTTGCCTCCTTACCGATTGGCGGCCTGTTTCTCAGGCTTGAGCCTTTGATTGCCACCACGTTCATTGCTCGCCGGTCCCTGGCGTACATGTAGACCTCGCCAGTGTTGTGGCCGCCTGAGTCAACGCAGGTGGCCAACGCCTTGAGCGCCTGGCCGTCGCTGCGCTTCCATTCGCCAAGCGCAATCTGATCGAGCTGCTTCCACACCTCAGACCTAGTTGGATCGCCCCACACTTCGGAGTGATGCACCAGCCAGGCCTCTTCGTCGCGGCCCCAGCCCCACACGCTCACCGCCAGCCGGTTGTCCTGCACGTCAACGCCACAGGTCAGCAGCAGTACGCCATCAGGCACCACACCAGCTTCGTATGGCTCCACCCTCTCCATCAATGCTTCAGAGCTGACCTTGCTGCCTGCGTTTTCTTCCCACGTCTCTGCCAGTCGGGTATTCACAAACGCCTTCAGCAACGGCGCATCGTGCTTGGCCCGCAGAAAGTCATCAACCATCTCGGCCCAGCTCAGCCAGCCCAGTGGTGAGTACAGCCCGCTTAGGTGAAAGCCATGCGTGCGGCCATCGCCTGGTGCCGTTGGTCGCCATTCACCAGCAGCCAGCAGCCGCCCCTTATGCACCTCTGTGAACCGCTCACGGCAGTGCTCGCACTCATATCGCACTGATTCAGGCCGGCCCTGATCCCACTTCATCTGGCGCCACTGCAGCCACTGCATTGCCTCGCAGCTGGGGCACGGCACAAAGAAGCGCCGTTGATCGCTGCGCTCATACTCTGCCTCAATCCTGCAGCTGCCTTTCACCGTTGGCGTGCTGGTCATCAGGATTTTGCGCCTGGCAAACGTCGTGGTCCTGCGCTCAGCCAGCGTCAATGGGTCGCCTTCTCCATCAACGTCCTGAGGCCAGCTGCTCACCTCATCTGCAAAGAGGTAACGGCACGGCATTGAGCGCAGACCCGTGGCGCTGTTGCTGCCAGTGAGCACCATGATTCCGCCGGGGAACTCCTTGCTGAGCATCGTGTTTCCACTGTCCCTGCTCCTGGCTGGAGCAATGCGCTCACGCAATACAGGCGTCTCCTCGATCAAGCTTTCAAGCCGCTGCTTGGCCAAGCGCTTGGCCATATCCAAAGTCGGCTGCACCAGCAGCATTGGCCCTGGCGCATGGTGGATCACATAGCCCAGCCAGTTACTGCCGCTCTCGGTCTTGCCTGTCTGCGCTGCAAACATCAGTACAACACGCTGCACCGGACTGCTTGAACTCAGGCAATCCATTGGCTCCTTGAGGTATGGCGTGCGGCTGGTGCGCCACGGGCCAGGCTCTGCGCTGGCCTTGCT